ATCAGATTTTAATGCATTTTTGCTCAGTAATCTGAGCGGTAGGGTGTATAGAGAGAAAGGCCTTCTGCTTCTTGGAGGCCATAGTCCACCTTTAGGATTTTGCCGAGAGCGGGTGATGCCAAGTGTTCCTGAACCTGCATGTTTCCGAAGACTTCCTCCACTTCGAAAATGTCGTACTCGCTTAATCTGTACCTCTTCCACATTTCGACACTGTCCACTACAAAATGTTCGTCTGCGTCGACTTTGTACTCAAATAGTTTGTCGACCATCTTGTCTATCTGACAGTGTGTACGTGTGCTTAAGGTGGGTACTTCACGGTTCTTCATATTATCTATTAAAGGAAACGAAACTCTTGGGTAAGCACCTTGCAGTAAACGGTGCTGAAGAACTTTTGCTCTATCGGCTAAGGATTCGGTTTTACGCCCAGGGATGTCTCCCTTACACGTACCAGACATCCGCAGCAACACGCCAATGTTGAGCAATGGTCTCAAACGTCCATTGACATCGTACACGGGGGAGTGCTTCAAAAATTGAATGTCCTGGTATATATCACACACTTCGCATGTCACAACGTATCCTGCTCTTTCCGCGGCCCTGGCGATGACTTTTGAAGGTTCATCAAGCGTGAAATCTGCTTCTGAAACGGATATAGCGATACATATGTTAGCGAGGTTGTTGATTGCGGTGGTGATTGTGGATCCTGAAAAAAGTCGCGGATCGGGGTATTCCAATTTAACTCGTCTCTTGGTGGGTTGTAAATCGTTCACTCTGATTCTCAGTCTACATTGCTCGACTAGAATGTGCATCACTTCGGCAATGTTAGTCTCCCTTGAAATGTTCTCAAATAGATTGAATAAGGAAGATCCGTGTGACGCGTCACAGCTGCTAATGTCCAGGTTGAACGTGTGAACCACTCCGTTGATCCTGATTGAAAGGCAGGAATCATCGGAGAAAAGAACATAGAAGAATCTACCGCTTGGATTGATAAGTTGGGTGAAGACCCACGAAAGAACGGATTGTTTAGGCTTCTTGCAAAAATAGATGAGTCCTCCATTTATTTCAATAGAGTGTTTCTCCATTGCATCTTTCAACATCTCCATGATGACGAAACCTTGCAATGATGCGGCAACCCCTAGATCGCCGATCATCCTTCCGAACTTCCCAACCTTTGCGATTTCATCTCTCTTGAACTTATACAATACTTCTTTTAACCAAAGCTTATTCGCAATTTGCCCGGTTTCGACGAGTTCGAGATAAGCTTGAATCCTGAGTCTCATTTTTGGGTGCTTATCTGCGTAGTGTAACATAGTCTCTCTATGCATCGTAGTGAATTTTGAAAGGACGTACTGGTAGTCGGTGAAAATACTCCTAAAAATAGGTTGATGCTCCTGGATAAATTGTTGCTGTCTGCCCAGTAGCTCGTAGTGATATTCTCCACCATCCAACAGTTCATGCTCCTCTCCAAACATGATGACTTTACGTAATCTGCACGCCGTCAATCGACGAAGTGCTAATCTGACATTCTCATTTGAGTTCTCGTAAATTACACCAGTATGGGCTGCACAGGGTCCTGGCATACTCCGGTAGGCTCCATCTCGTTTCTGAGTGGCCACCTTTGGGAATCTGACTTCACCCTCCTTAAAAAATTCT